TTTATTGATGGCATGGTCTAGGAATCACAAGGTGAGATAATAAAGATTGTGATGTGGACGTTAATCTAGATTAATTCTTAGAAACTCCCCTCACTTTAGGTGGGGGGGAGGGGTTGAACGACGTAACATAACCACGACACCGACCTGCCAAAAAGAGGATATGGGTAGTTATATATATCTCAAAGAACATAACACCACAACAAGACTTTTTTTAATAATCAAATCAATCATCCTAGACCTTTTTTAATAATACGTCGTTCAGGGGGTCCCCCCCACCTAGCCGTTTCTTTAAATATAAAATACGTTGCAAGGTGTGTTAAACAACGCAAACAACGAAAACGACGTATTTATATACAAGATATGCGTTCTCTCTAGCGAGCGTTATGGACGATATCATGCGTGAACTAGTAGAAGAGGCCCCGGTCATATTCAAAGACGAACGCACCCTCACCCCACTATACGCTCCAAAGAAGATAGTCGAACGGGATGAGATGATTCGGGAGATAGGGAAGAACATACGAAAACTGGCACGCGCTCAATTACCACATCACATGTTAATCTTAGGTGGAAACGGCACGGGGAAGACCGTTACGGTCCAATACGTCATGCACCAGATCAGCGAGGTCGCGGCGTTTTATTACATCCACTTGCATGGCAGCGATGAGGTTCCATTGTATGAGACATTGCGGTATATAGCCGATGATTGTCTTTGTATGATCCAGGCTAAAGACATCTCTTGGGCTGCCGTTTATGATCAGTTCGCCGACTCTCTACGTCAGCAGAATAAACCACTTATCCTCGTGCTTGACGAGTTTGATTATTTTATTACCGGTCCGATGTTCAAGTTGCTCAAGAAGTTGTCACGTAATCCAAACGTCTGTATGATAGGGATAAGCAATGATTATAATGTTCTTGACATGGTAAACGACCCAAGCTTTCTTTCTGCCTTCAATCCGCAGCGTGTGGAGTTTCCAGAATACACAGGTGAAGAGCTTGAAACGATCCTACAAGAGAGGGCTAAAGAGGCGTTACTCCCTAACACACTGGATGAAATTGTTATTAAGCTGATTGCCGCATTTACCTTAAATAAACGAAGCGGAGATGCTCGTTATGCGTTGGATCTTTTAAAATATTCTGCAGACAATAGTACCGATAACAACCGAGAAAAGATATTCGAAGAGGATGTGCGCACATCAGTTGAGCGTTTAGAGCTCGTTTATAATGTGAGCATCGTCACGCGTTTGCCTCCACAACTCAAGCGCATCGCTGCCCAGGTAGTGAAAAAAGAAGTAATCAAACGCAGTGAGGTGCTCGATGCGTATAACAAAGCAGCTAAGCGACATGGCTTTGCGACGCTTTCTAGAACTAAGTTTTCATTTTATTTAAGTTCACTTGAGCGGAAGGGTATTATCGAGCGAACAAACAAAGGTGGGGGCAGAGGTAAAGGTATCGAGCGGCTTGTGCGGTTGTCTCCTAACCTTGACATTGATGAGACTAAGGAGGCATTAGTCGATTTTGCGGGATGAGGTAAGAAAAAAATGAACGACACAGCAATTTTAGAGTTAGTTAAGCGGTCTTTGAGACAAGGCGAATGGTCCGACAAACGATATGGTGGTTCTTTTAACCCAAGCGATAAGCGAAATGATGGTCAAAGGCTATTAGAACTAATCGAACATGAGCAGTCGGAAGAAGAGCTCAATGAGCGGATTAAGAAGGAAGTCAAAAGGCAACTGAGCTATAAACACCGTTAGTTGCCATCTCCCCACAATATTGCCCTGTAACAGCAACTTGTCACACAGCTTTATTATACCACAAACCAATAAGCTTAATACTCAAGGCTGCATTGACCATTTCCCACTTATGGAGGGGTGAAGGAACATGGCAACCACAAAAGAAGAAAAAGAAACTGAAAGAAAATTACCACAAGAAACGAAACGGCTTTTTATCAGCACTAAGCTTATTCGTCCAAATCGGTTCAATCCACGGACCGAGATAGACAAAGAAAGCGATTCAGAGTTACTACAAAGCATCGCGGTCCGCGGCGTAGAAACTGAAATACGCGTACGCCCTCTCGAAGAACCCGACGAAGAAGGGCATTACTATGAAGTCTTTGACGGGGACCGCAGGTTACAGGCTGCAATCAAGGCAAAGCATGCTACAGTACCGATTATCATACTATCCAAATCAGACGACGAAGTCCTGGAATACGGCCTCGTATCAACAATCCGCCGAGGGCTGCGCGGCGTCGAGATGGGGAGGACTCTTTTAGAACTCCAGAAAAGGTTTAGTTCAAAGTACCCAAACCAGAGAGCAATGGCACGCAAGCTTGGCATCTCGACCGCCAGGATTAATCAATACATTAAACTCGTCACCGACCTGGACCCAGAAGTACAGGATTTAGTCGCACCGGCAGATCAGCGAGGGAATATACCAGAAGGCGCGATAACCGACCGAATAGCGTATGAGATATCCCACATTCCGGACAAGGAACGGCAACGCGAAGTAGCTAAAGAAATCGCAACACACCCAAAGCTTACCAGCGATAGGGCCAGGCTCCTTGTCTACGAGGCACGCGACGAACCTGAAACACCAGTACCGGAATTAACGCAACGAAGATTAGAACATATCACCCCGTACCGGCCTACGCTTGTAATGTCAGCAGAAGATTATGAAGCACTAAAGTCCGGGAAGAAAAGGGTCTTAATAGAGCGGAAACGCAGGCCGGGGATGCAAAAAGACGCGGTAGTCGAACCACTCATTAAAGCCGAATCGCTCGAGCTCGCAGACGTGTTCGACCGTCCGTTAGGCAGGTTCAAAGACCTCGACGCAAAGAGCGCAGGGTATCCTGACCTTGAAAGCTTTAAAGAAGCGTGGTTAGAACGGTTTGGTGGAGAGTGGAACCCGCAAGAAGTAGTCTACGTCCTGTTGTTTAAGTGAAGCAATCTTGTTAACTCAGGTTAACATTGCTTCCCTTTTTTACCTTCCTTTTTACTTTTAGAGTCAAATAGCAAGGTTTAAGTATTAAGCCTACATTGGGGTATATGCAGACGTCAAAAGTTAATCTGGCATTAACAAAAAATTAAGCTGGATTAACGTAGCCACCGTGGCGGCAGAAAGCTACGGCTTGCGTCTGCAAAAAAAAGAAAAGGACATGGTATAGATGAACCAAATAGAACTTAAGTCTTCCGTTGTTGGTGTCGTAATGACCGACAAGGCGGACTATATTCTAAAGTCTCTAAGAAACTCTCGGAACAACATAAAAGTTCTTTCAGATCAAATAGCTGACAAAGAGTGCGGAGCTAAAGCGGTCGAGGACCAGCTCAAGATTGCACAGGCGGAGGCGTTTGTTAAGGCCGCTACTGCGACAAGGCAAGACGGTAAGCTCGTAAATCCTAATATCGACAGCCAAAAAGCAGCATCTGAGATTATACTCAAAGAGGTAGATGGTTACGACGCCACGCTCGACGCACATCGGGACATGCTTAAAGAAATCCAGATCAAGAAGAACACCATAGTCTGTGAGCACGAAAGAAGGGGCGATCTCAAGACAGAAGTGGAGCTCCTAACGCTGCTTAATGGCCGAGGCGATCTGAGATGGACGAAGTAGAGTACGCAACAGAGAACGACGTGAGTTATCTGCTTAGTCTTATTGATGAGCTGCGGGAAGAGCTAGGAGTCGAACGATGACTAAGAAGCAATGCGATAACTGTATCAACGTGCGAGGGCTAGGAAAAAAGCATTTTTCTCCGCATCTTTGGTGTAACCCTGAGCACGCATACTTTGAACGCGATCACACGTGCTCTCGTTGGGAGGGAACGCAATGAACAACGGTAAAAAGCTCAAATTTAAATCACTTCCGTGGCTCTCTATACTAAAGGTTTACTGGGCCGTTGTTCTAAATCTATTGGCGACGGTGCTCGTAATATATGGGGTGATCTTAATCATTAATCATTAAAAAGGGAGGTAGGGCGGAATGGACGAAATGGTAAATAAAAACAACCTAGACGAACACGACGCGCTTTGGGAAGCTATCTCACGAATTGAAGACGCACAGGCGAAACAACGGAAAGAGATTGAAGAACTTAGTAAGGGGGACGGCAACCACGCTGAAACGGCAGACATCAAAATACCGCGATAAGTGGGAAGCAAAGAACGGGCAGCTTGACCTCCTTGATAAAGGGATTATTCGTTGCCTCTACGACCGGCCTGGGTCCAGCATGGTACGGGTCCAGGCGTGTCTTAATTTTGCTGAGCGGTACGGTAGAATCAAATACGGCATAATACTCACCCGGATTCGTACGCTCGAAAAAGCGGGAATACTCAGTACTGAACGAATCAGGAACGAAAGAAGATGTTTCTTGTCACAAGCTGCTCGCGAGGCTTGGAGAAGTGGGCGTTATGGAACTCAAGAATAGGCACGGAAACCAGTGGAGAGAAGCCTTAGCATGGAAAACCTAGCCATACTTGATTCACCTCCTTTTGTCCACTGGCCGTATAGCCGATTTGTCGCGACAAGAGATACATGACAATTAAATCAGACAATCTGTTACTCTCTACATACAAGAGAAATGACGATTGGCCTAAACTACGACGGCGGTTTAAGAAAAGGCATCCTGAGTGTGCGGTATGCGGGGGAAGGTCAAAGGGAAACAACGTCGTTCACCATATTAAACCGTACCAGTGGTATCCAGAGCTAGAAATGGAAGAGTCAAATTTAATCACGCTTTGTAAGTCGCACCACCTTACATTCGGTCATTTACAGGACTATAAAAGTTGGAACCCCAGTGTTAGGGATGATGCTGCAATATGGTTACAAAAAATTAAAAACCGCGAAAGATGGAGGCCCAAATGACTGTTGATATTCAAGGGGACTGTTGGGATTGGCAGTGGGCAGTTAATCAATACACTGGTTATGGCGTCATAATAGATGAAGAGACAAAGAAAGCAGTCAGCGCACACAGATATTTCTACGGAAAGCTAGTAGGAGCCATTCCAGGGGGCATGTTCGTTCTGCATACCTGCGATCACCGAATATGTGTGAATCCAAGGCATCTCTATATCGGGACGGCTAAAGACAATAGTCAAGATGCCGTCAAAAGAGAGAGGTTCAATCCAAATAACCCACCAGGAGAACTTGCCAAGCACGCGCTGTTAACACAATCACAAGTTGATGCAATTCGTAAGCGATATTCAGAAGGCGAGTCAACTCAGAAGCAATTAGGCGAGGAATACGAAATTACAGAGTCCGCTATCAATAAAATCGTCAACAGCGGTAACTGGGGCGCCAACCCCTTCAGAGAGGTTTACAAGCGACGTGGAAATACAAAACTAACACAGAAACAGGTTGATGAAATCCGAGAGCGATACGCGAGAGGGGGTACAACCCATAGGCAGCTAGCCGAGGAATATGGGGTTGTCCATTCTCAGATAGCGAATATATTACGATGTAAACACTGGTGCGTCGTAGAAGATGCGGCAGCATGGAATCATCGTATTAAGGAACGTCCTAAATGGATTAGGAGGTAAAAGTGTCAACTGATTCTGAAAACAGACACCATAAAGCGTGGGTAGCCAGGAGAAAAGAGGACGGCTGGAAAAAGCTTAGTATCTGGCTACCGCCTGAGCTCGCACACCAAGTCGAACGGTACGCATCAAGAGAGATGATGCCCCAGGCTACGGTTATCGAGGTGATTTTAAAGGACGCGCTATTAAAAACGTAAAAACCAGGCCGAAAACGTAGAAACACTAAAGATTGATTACGTTAATTTGAAAGGGGGGAAACTTCCGGTGAAACCGAGGGAGGAAGTTAAAAACTGTCCGTGCGGCAGGCAATTCATAAGAACCAACTGGAAGGTCGGGTCGCAGGGCGCACACGTCGAGAACGATGGCCGTCCGAGAGAATACTGTGACTCGTGCCGTGAAGCACGTTCACACGGGCGCCGTTACGGGACTGCTTTAAAGGAGGTGAGCTGAATGTGGCCATTAATTGACTACATCTATGTCAGCTTAGTACTCGGTATTTTTATTATCGTCTACCTAGCTGTAAGTCTGCCGTTATACGCGATAGAACGTCTAAGCAGGAAACATGAAAACTAAACCAAATGAGTTTTACCAGTGTGCTATGGCGGTAATCGGGAAACCGTGCGCTCCTAAAGAACTTGCTGCGTTTACTGAGACAGGGGTAGTACAGACACTAAGGAACCTCAAAGAGCTTAATAAAAAAGGACTGGTTGGAATGGTACTATCACGCGAAGATGGCAGGAAAACGCTGTATTACCTAAAGGGGAAACAATGAATCTACCGTGCGATTGCTGCGCTCATGCTATTCGGAAAGATGGAAAGTATCACTGCGAAACCAGGGGCTTTGATATTCCTAACGTAGATGAAGCTCCGGCTATCTGTGATTTCTATTCTCGAAAAGCGAGCGACTAATGGATAGATGCGACACCTGCAAAAATAGTCGTGTAATGAATAACTTACGGGTTCGATGTCTTGAAACAGGCGAAATCCTGAGTGCATTTACCGAAGCCTGCTCACTTTACGATTGTCATGCTAGTAAACATAATCGGGGCTGGGGCGTTATTAAAAAGCTAATGGGGGGTGTTTAGGTGGGTAATAGAATGAACAGGCAGAAAATAGAACGAAGAATAGAAAAGTACCTTAAAGAAGTCAGGGAAATCAGACTAAACAGACTGGTCCCGAAGGGGTACAGGACCTACTGTTTCAGACACCGTAACGCCACGAAGGACCACGCAACCAACTTTGCTGTCGTAGGAATATGGCTTTTCTTTCTAATACTTGCGTTTGGGGTTTTGAGGTAGATGCCGAAGCGGTCAAAGACAAACTACATCAATCGACATAAATTACTTATGCACGCTCTTGTCGGTCATGAGAACTCAAAAGGAACGTTCAAAGGCGGACAGAACTACCACATCGTCCGGGGCGTCTATAAAAGACAAAAGCCACTTATAATAAAATACGTATTCAACTCACACTCACACAAGACAGCATTAAAAAACCTACCTACTTTTTTCAAAACGGTTATTAAACCCCTATGGCTGCCCGCTCTTACGAAGGTATGGACTAACGGCGCGGAAGAGGCTGAGAATTTCATTAAAGACTGGCACGGTACGGTTAAGAAGATAGCCAAAGCAGATTATCAGGATTATGCCGACCAGTTCCTAGCTGACCACGGTGCCAGCAAAATAGATGGAATTACGGATACTGACCAGCAATGGCTAGCCAATACCTTGAGAAGCGGCGTATCAGAAGGACTAAGCACGTCGGATATTGCTTCTAACTTAACTGATGACTTTGACAATGTATCAGATTCGCGTGCGATGACTATAGTGCGTACCGAAACAAACGGTGCGTTTTCTTACGCGAGCAACGAAACGGCAAAGGATCTACTTCCAGACGGATCAACTAAAACTTGGTGGACCACATCAGATAACCCACGTCCAAGTCATCAGGATATGGAAGGAACTGAAATCGACATTGATGATGTATTCGAGTTTGACGACGGTGAGTGTGCATATCCTTGCGATCCCGATGGTCCAGATGCTGAAACCATAAATTGTATGTGTGTACTGGAATATTCAGCGGGGAGCACGGAAACAGAAGAAGAAAATGACTGAACTCACATTTGGAAGATGCACTCGTTGTAAAGAAAAAGTCTCAGGACACGCAGTGTACTACGATGGTGTCTTGTTCTGCGGATGGTGCGAACTTGACACATACTTCACACGACTTGAAGACATCTTAAAAGGAATCTCAGGTTGAGGTGAACACCGCAATCAAATGCCCCAACTGCAACTGGCCCGTGCTCCCAAAGCAAAACTTAGCCTTTAACGGTGAGCGATGGTACTTACTCTGTCCGAAGTGTCAGGAACATATTACGGTCCCTATATCCAGCGAAGACGGAAATCCGTTGCTAAGAATCTGGAACCGAGGATGTGAAGAATAAATGAGCGAATCTAAAAAACAAATCCTGCTTCAAAGGGTAACGGCACTAAAGCGCCTCGCAAAAATGACGGCTGCTAAAGAAAAATCTCCTATGCTATCTGAAATAGATTCGTGGGCTGCCGAACTTGAGGGGTTTATTAAAACGTCAGGACACTAGAAATGACACGAACATGCGAAAAGTGCGGAAATCCTATAGCCGATGGCGACCTGGCCGAAACCCTCTGGAAATCCCCCCAAAGGTGGCACCTGCACTCGTTTTGTACTAGGTGTCATGCCATAATCTACGCCGATTTCATATATCGGTATAACCTAAAACGAGCTCCGAAATGAGTAAAAAGGTCGTCGCGTGTCCGCTCACTCGTTCAACGGTTGAAGTCAAGTATTGTGAGACGTTCTGTGAACTTTACTGGGTTTGTGTAATCTATAAAAATGAATGGAAAAGAGCTGTTGATTGTTGCAAATTTAAAAATCAAAAAAGCTATATCTGGCCCAATTTAAATCACAAAGGAAAAATGAACAACTGTCGCAACGTCGTAAGCTTTTTTTCCGGCTGCGGTGGCTTTGATCTCGGATTCAGAAAGGCCGGCTACCGTATTGTATTGGCCAACGACGTTTGGCCCCCCGCCGCCAAAACATACAAACTGAATTTTCCGCGAACGAAGCTCATTTTGAGAGACATCCGAGAGATCGAACAATCAATGTTGGACTCCATCCTCAAAGCTAAAAAGGTGGAAAAAGTTCAAGTGATCATAGGGGGGCCGCCGTGCCAATGCTACACGCGGATGAACAACAATAATCCCCACAAAATAAACGACGAAAGAGCGCAGCTATTCAAGAGCTACATCAATATGGTAAACGTTGTTAAACCGGACTTCGTCGTAATGGAGAACGTCCCAGATCTCCTTATAAGAACAAACGGCGACGGTTGCTTTTACCAGGATTTAATTGCGAATGAATTTGCCAAAGCTGGTTACAGATCTTCATATGATATCCTCGAAGCGGAGCGGTACGGTGTTCCTCAACGAAGAAGGCGAGTGATATTCTTGGCGACGAATAGAGACGACGTTGAACTGTCCTTTCCTGCTCCCTCGTCAAAAACAGCAAAAGTCGGCGAATTCTTGAGGAAGATCAATGGATTACAAAAGCTTGACAATCACGAGTTTGTGCCGAATAATCGGGAAGTGCTCGAGCGCATCAAGCACGTTCCGCCAGGGGGCTATTATGAACAGTTGCCGGAGCATTTGAAAGTGAAGAAGTTCAGAGATGGCAAATGGGTCGTTGCAAAGCGCTATGGGAGTTACTATCGGAGACTGAAAAGCGATGAACCTGCGGTAACGATTACAGAGAATTACCTTATACACCCCGACGAAGACCGCTATCTGACTAACAGGGAATTGGCTTTGCTCCAAACGTTCCCTCTAGCCTTCAAATTTTTTGGCACCAGAAAGGAAGTAAGGCAACAGATCGCCAACGCTGTCCCTCCAAAGTTCGGGGAACGCATTGGAAAACACCTTTTGTCTTATTTGTGACGCACAGCGCTTTTGACCTTCTGAACGCACATTTCGGGTTCGGATTTGATCTCGTGTTCCCAAAAACGGATCACTGTCCAGCCCAAGCCGTGCAATTGATTGTTGACTTTTTCGTCTCTCTCCATGTTGTACCGTATCTTGTTTCTCCAATAGTCATTTTTCAGTTTGCCTTCAAGGTTTTCCCAGTTGTAACCGTGCCAAAAATGACTGTCGACAAAAACGGCGACCTTCTTGGTCGGAAACGCGATATCAGGCTTTCCAGGCATTTCCTTAAGGTGAATCCTGTAGCGAAGCCCGTTATTTAGAAGGCATTTATGATAAATATACTCATGATGAATTAAAGGCGATAAGCAAAGGCAAAGGCGTCTATGAGTTTACCATAACACCTCCTAAAGTAAACATTGACCATACCGGGGAAGAAATACGCTTTGGGTTTTTTACTGATTCTCACATGGGAAGCATTTACTATCATGAAGCGTTTTTAGACGATTTTATAAAAACCTGCAAGGAAAAGAAAGCTCAGTTTTGCGTAGCCGCTGGCGACATCACACACGGCATGGATTCAAGGAAATACAATTTGCTCTACGAGTTAAAACACATCGGCTACGCGGCACAAAAAGAATACGCCGAGGAACAACTATCAAAAATACCTTTTAGGACGTATTTAGTCTCTGGAAACCACGACAGGTGGTATGAATCAGTAGGCGCAAACATCGTGAAAGATATATGCGAAATGGTTCCAAAGACAGAATATATCGGACGTGATGAAGGCGATATTGAAGTTGAAGGGATATCTATACGTGTTTTTCACGGTGAGGATTTTTCGAGCTATGCAACGAGCTATCGGGCTCAGAAGCTTATCGAGAGCTTCACTGGTGGAACAAAGCCCAATGTGCTTCTTTTAGGTCACGCACACAAACAAGGGTACTTCTTTGAACGCAATATTCACGCGGTAAGTGGCGGAGCGTTATCTACACAATCTAAATGGATGCGAAGTAAACGAATGGCTAATCACGCCGGATATCATTTTATAACTATGCGGGTCGATGATGAGGGCGTCGCCGAGTTCACACTAACCTTTAGGCCATTCTATGTTTGAAAAATGAGGTTTGAAAAATGACTCCTACTGACGCCATCATCTTGCTAGTCGGCGTGGCCGTGTTCTATACAATCATAATATACATCATCTTAACAACAACATAAAAATTAAGCCAGATTAACACCAAAAAACAAGAAAAAAGTATAAACTAGTAAATTAATTTTTCCCATGCACGGATAAGCCGCTCTTAAGGCGGTTGTGAGGTAAGAGTGTCAAGTTGCACCATGGTAGAAGACACAGACGGAATACGTGCCCGCCTCTACCCACTACAGAACGATATCGAAGACACTAGCAAGCGCACGCTGTTTACCAACATCCTATTCAAGCTCAGCAAAATCGAAAGAGAAATAAAAGGAGTCTCAAGAACACAGCTCATTCATATATCCAGAGAAAAAGAAAAAATAGAAAAAGGCTTCCTTGAGACTCCCGAAGCTGAGGCCCAAGCCAAGGCGATAATCAAACACTGGTCCAGGGTACATGATGGACACTGGGAAAGCAATTTTGTATTCCTGAGCGAAGAGCTGGAAAGGGAAAAAACCAAAATCTTCGGCCTGAACGACCGCGTGTTAGAAGATACTCTGCTTTTAGAATATGAAATGCTCGATACCATGCTTGGGATACTGAAAGACGAATACGATGCAGTACAGGCTTTTAAGGTTAAAGTAGATTAGGGGGTTTGTTTGCCAAAAACGAGAGAAGCTGAATTATGGGATAGAAGGCAAAACGAACGCTCTAAAGCATTTGATCTCTTTTGTATGTACCGTGATATGGGCCCAAGCCGTAGTCTTGAAAAGCTAGCGCGGAGTAGTGACGAGACCGGCATGAGTTTTGGGAACCTCCGGTTGCATAGTAAACGTCACGATTGGGTCAAGCGTGCAGAAGCATACGATGACCACAGAGCCGCTCAAGATTTAAAAGACAACGAACAGCTCATTAAAAAGTTCAAAACGCAGCGGGCCCTGGAAGCATTAGCCATCGCCGATAAAGCATATTCCAGCATGAAAGATGACAAAACAGGCTCGAAAGAAGCACGAAAACGCTGGGAGCTTGGCATTGATAAGTTCATGCAGATATTAGGATTAGACAAGACAAAAGTAGAACTGAGCGGCGAAGTTAAAACAAATGATTCTGATAAAGCACTTCATCTAATAGAAGCCATCAACGCTACAGTAACACCTGAGCAAAGGATGGAGCTTTCTAAGAAACTTATGGATATTGCTGAAGGTTCTAAGGATAAAGAATCAGAGCAATAATGTCCGGCAAAGTAAGGAAACTAAGACCGTATCGGTCTTTGATATACCGAAATTGTCAAAACAAGCTTGAATTATGAAACGGGGTAAATTGTCCGGTATAAGTTGTTAAATGGAGGCTAAAATGGCTACACAAAAGATGGTCTACGGGGTTGCCGCTTCAAGCGACACAAACCCAACACCGTATAAACTAAAAAGGGTGTCAACGACGCCAGTACCGCAACCTACGCTGGCAAAGTCAATCGCGCCACTAAAAGCGCAAGGTATAGAAGATTTCTTACAAGTCGTTGCTGACGGAGCGTATCCAGATTCATCGTTTATCTCAGACTGTAAAACAAATGGGGTAACGTGTGGAATAAACAACAGCAATGACGGAACTAGCTCAAACTGGTCTTTAGCATATTACCAAGCCCTTGCTGCTCAAGGCGTGCAGTGGGCAATCGGAGAATCAGAAAGTGGTGGCGAGATGTGCGCTATGATGCAGGCAGCGCCAGGGAAACTTGTAGCGGGTACGTATGGTGGCGAGGGGACCGGGGGGCCCACAGGTAATAATGACATCTGGAGTGGGAATAACCTCACGCCAACGTGTACTATTGCTAAAGGCACAATAAACGCTTGGCTCGAAACATACACAAGCAGTGCAATGCTCAGCGCAAGTGAAATAGGAACGGAGGCAGCTATCAATAAGGACGCTGGCTGCTTTGAGGTTGGTCTTTTACCCGGAACATGGTGCGAGGCCGACTATGGTGCTACAGCAGAGACGTATCTTGAGATGGTCGATGCGATGAAATCACAAGGAGTTACCTGCGCTGGGGTTCAGATGTGGTACTATCAAGGTGGTTTCGCATATCCAGATATTTTCACAGGTTTGATGGCAGAATATCCAGCTAACATGACGCCCATACTACAAAGAGCGAGTGGGACACCGACACCGACACCCACACCACCGACGCCCGATCCAGCAGTAGCAACACAATGCTTCCTAACCGTAGACAATGCAAACCCGAAGGTAAACGCTCCGGTAACGTTTACTGCTACAGTAATGAGCAACGGCAAAGAGATTCCAGTCCCCGTTACAGTTTACCATTACCTCAACGGAATCAAATACATCGACGCTCCAAGTAAAGCGGTTCTAAACTCTTTCTCAACGCTGACCTTCCAGACAACGTTTACGACAGCAGATCCGAGACCATACTATATGTCATTCGCCGGAAATGCTCAGTATAAAGCTTCAAACGCACCATTGGGTGTGAACGTGCAGTGAGGTAGAAAATGGATGAAGATGAGCAGAATACTGAGGGGTATATTCTACGTCGCGATGTCGAAGAATTAGATTCAATTATCGAAAATCTCTCTACAGTAACCGACAGTAAAGCACGAACGCTGTTTAGATTACGAAGGGTTCACGAAAGCCTGAAGATGATGGAAAATAGATTATCCAGACCAGGTAGACGGGAAGAACTAAGCAAAGAACATTGGGAACCTAAAACTGAAACGGTTTCAACTGCAACACCAAATTGTTGGACTCGACCATCTGAAACTGGTTCGACTACAGCACCAAATACTCTTACATTTGGCCAGGTGCTAAGAAAAAAGTTTGTTGATAAAGATGACGATGAGGCGTTTATAGGTTTTATAGGAGATAAAAAATGACTCAAGTATATTACGACCACTCGAACGGCAAAAGATATTTTATGGGGTGCAATCGCGACCCACCACACGCCGATGCAAAGTTACTTTTAACTCGTAAACAACAGGCGGAACTACCTAGTTCTTATACTATTATAGATGGCACGCCGGTTGAAGATCAGGGAAATGAAGGTTCATGTACAGGCAACGCAGGCGACAACGCTTCTAAGATCCGAAGTTATACAGCAACAGGCAACTACTTCAACGGTGCCCGTCAGCAGATATACCAATGTGCCTTAGCGCACGATGGCAACCCACTACAAGATGTCGGTAGTTCATTAAGTACTATAGCGTGGGTTCTTGAGAACATCGGAGTTGCTGTTGAGTCTGAGTTTCCATACACAGGGGGGATGCAAGGGCCCGTTCCCGCAAACGTCTTAGCGGATGCAGCAAAAGATAAAACAACCAAAGCAACTCGTTTAGATGCAAGCGATGAAAATACTACAATAGCAAACATCAAAACAGCTATCGCTCCTAATTCAGTACTTCCTCCGTGTTACCCTGTAATGTACGGTTATACGGTATTTGAATCGTTCTTTAACACTGGTAGCGATGGCAACATGCCTGCACCATCGGGCGGCGTAGCAGGAGGGCATGCCAATGTTTTCATTGCTTTCGACGACAACCACACAGGATGTTATGACGGAAGCAAAGGAGCGTTCCTGTCTAAAAACTCCTGGGGGACAGGATTCGGCTGTCAGAAAGACGGGACACCTTCAAGCGGTAACGGCGGGTACTGGTGGATGCCGTATTCGTACTTCCTAAACACAGACGATGGCGTAGGCGACTGTTGGGCCATAATCACGGAGTCGGACTTTGTAACTCCAATTCCTACCCCAACACCAACACCCAATCCAGCGACACCGACTAGCTGCTTTCTCACGTGTGATACTGCTACTCCAAAAGTGGGCCAGTTGGTTACGTTCACTGCTGAAGTAATCGCGAACGGAAAAGCGATTCCGGTGCCTGTGACGATCTACCATTATCTAAACGGAGTTAAATATGTGGATAAGTTTGCGTATTCGACGCTTACTTTCCAGACAACATTTGAATCAGCAGCTCCGAGACCGTATTACGTGTCATTCGCAGGCAATTCAACGTACGGGAGCTCAAGCTCAGGACTTGCGATAAACGTAGCGTAGGACGGATTTTGATAAGAGAAAAGCTATCAAGTGAATCAAAAAAGCTGCCATCTTTGGTGCTCATTAAAGGACGAGTGGTGTTACAACTATATGTCGCAGGGTAAGGTAGTAGCTACGCATATCGTACAGGTGGAGAGAAAAGCCAGGTATTCAAGGGCAAGCGCACAGGTTGAAACGTAACTGAACATGGCAACAGACATCGAAAAAGAAGTAAAAGGTCTAAGCGAAGACCAGATCAGAACTGTAGCTCTGGGTATCGACCCCGTAAACTTCGCACGGCAATTCGGCTTTAATCCCGTAGACTGGCAAGCGGACTTTTTGCATAACAAGCATCCCAGGATTATCATGAACTGCCCCCGAGGTGCAGGCAAAAGCCTTCTCACTGCAATACTAACCCTACACCACGCGCTTTACACGCCAAATGCATTAGTGCTCTTGTTCTCACCTGGCGATAGACAATCGATGGAGCTATTTAAGAAAGTCACCGATTTTTATAAACTACTTGGTAAGGACGCATCAGTAGAATATTCCAAAGCGGAATCAGCACACAGACTTGAGTTAAAAAACGGGTCAAGAATAATCTCTTTGCCAAACTCACCAAGAACCGTCGTAGGCTATCACAACGTAACATTACTCGTCATAGACGAAGCCGCACTCATTGATAATGAAGAGCTTTATACACGAGCCCGCCCGATGCTTGACCATAAAAACGGTCGCCTGTTCCTACTCTCAACTCCATTCGGAAAGAGTGGTTTCTTTTATCGAGAATGGAGTGATTGGGAGAAAAACAACAGAACCGTCTGGCGAGGCATTACGGTTACAACTAACGAATGTCCGTGGATGCTTCCTTCGTTTCTAGCAGAAGAACGGCAAAAACTAGGGGATCGCGGCTATCGCCAAGAGTATGAATGCTCTTTTGAAGAGAATATCGACAGCTACTTTTCACTTGAAGAGATAGAAAATGCGTATAGTAAAGACGTTAGGCCGTTATTTACCGCAGACGGTGAACTCGACATTCCGTTACCCAGCGTGCAGAATAAACGCGGCATGGAAGGCTTAGGGTGGAGCATTTAAGTGGAAACTGAAACACAGTTCACGTATTTTATAGGGCTAGACTTAGGTCAGGCAAGAGACTATACGGCGGTTGTTGTCTTAGAACACACAGAGACCTACGCAGTTCCACCACCCAAAACAGGTCGTGATGCTTTCGAGATGGTAGGTATCGGTGATTCTACCGGAAAGCCATCTAGACCAATATCATTTACTCCAACAGCAGAAACGTACCATGTTCGGTACTGCCGCCGGTTTCCACTAGGTACACCATATCCAGAAATAGTGCGCTGGACTTCTACACAGGTCAGAAATATAATGACTCGCGCGCGGGTTGGACTTATCATTGACGCTACCGGCGTAGGGCGCGCTATTTTAGATATGTTTCGTGACGCACAATTAAAAGTTGTTCCTGTTAACGTTACCAGCGGACAATACGACAACTTCGCAAAAGGAGTCTGGAACGTTCCTAAGAAAGACTTGGCGAGTGCAACTAAGTTTCTCTTAGACAAAAAAGTGCTCAAGATAGAAGATCCTACTGATAACACTCCAGGTGACAATGATCTCTACATCTCATCGGCGGAGCTGATAGAAGAAATCCAAAATTTTAGGATAAAGATAAATGAGCGAACCAGACACGAAAGTTACGGGGCGTGGCGCGAAAATGATCACGACGACCTAGTCTTTGCTCTGTTTCTTACATGTTGGTGGTGCTTAAAAAGAAAAGAAAAGGCCGGAAAAGCATATACGCCGGTAATTGTCGGTGAAGACGAAGGAACCAAGCTGCCCGGATAATTGAATATAGGAACAAGACATAAATGCCCTCGAAAAAAGAAGAAACTAACGGTATAACGTCATTTAACGAGAACTCTTCACTTACTAATTTTACCAAAGCGAACCAAACTCCTGAAGACGTAAAGAAATTAGTCGATCTCCAGGACCAGCCGTTTACGCCTCAAGGCTTGCCTACGCTGGGTTCAGGCGACTTAATGGGTGTCGGCCCATCCAGCCCAGGTCATCCTGCTCAAATTAATTACTTCGCAGAGTACGGCACTACCGGCCTGATGTACATACCTCCGTATGTATATGAAGAATGGCTGACTGAGCTCCAATACACTCGCGGCGTCCGGATGTACAAAGAGATGTACACGATGGACGCTATTATTTCATCCATCTTTTACGCCGTGGAAATGAGCGTTAGAAGCGTTAATCTTTGGTGGGAAACCGCCGGAGCATCAGATGAGGACTTAAAAGCACTTCAATTTTACGAAGAGTGTTGGGAAGATATGAGCGTTAATCCACAAGACCTCGTATCAGAAATTCTCAGCATGTTTATTTTCGGGTATCATCTCGCGGAGATAGTGTATAAAAAGAGAGAGGGCCCGCATCCTGAAGACAGCACGATAGATTCAAATTATGACGATGGCCGCGTTGGGTGGAGAAAGTTTGCTACTAGGGCCCAAGAAACACTACTTAATTGGGACTTTGACGTTAACGGTGGAGTACGAGGCTTTAGGCAACTTGCGCCCCCGCATTTTATAATCACAGAGATACCGATAGAAAAACTGCTGCTTTTCAGAGTCAAACCGCGTAAATCCAATCCCGAAGGCGTCTCAATGCTTCGCGGGGCGTATCGGACGTATATGTTCAAAAAACTCGCTGAAGAAATAATGATGACGGGCATTGAGCGTGATTTGGCAGGCGTTCCGATCATACGGGCCCCAGGTGAAATAATAACCGGAGTAGATGCTAATTCTCAGTCTATGATGACCACGCTCACGCGCATCGTCAGGAACCTAAAACGAAACCAGGACGAGGGCATTGTACTACCGTCTAACAACTATTCATCAGCAGACGGCGGCGGATTGATGTATGACGTCCAACTTATCGGCCCGCAATCGCAGAGGCAGTTCGATATCGTTGGGATTATCCAGATGTTCTCTAAGTGGATAGCCATGACGATGTGTGCTGACTGGTTGATGCTCGGACAGGACGCTATAGGGTCATACGCGTTAGCGCAGACCAAGAACGATATGTTTGCGATGACGATTTCAACGATTCTCGATTCAATTTGTCAGGTCTTTAACTCATACGCAGTACCTCGCTTAGCGCAGCTTAATCCAGACGTAAACCCGGAAACGTTACCTAAACTCGTTCACGGCGATGTAAATACCGCACTGATAAGCGATGTCGGGATATTTTTAAACAACGTCGCGCGGGGCGGAGTTGAGATTCCAAACGACGTGCAATTTAGAAACGCCCTGTGGGATATGGTAGGACTTCCAAAAGAACCTGAACCTGAAGGCGAAACTGCTACGCCGGTGGATTCGTTATTACCTGGACAAACAGCCCAGAGATCAAGAGAACGAAACCAGAGGATAAACGAAGAGACGCCGTTCAGAGGAAAGCCACCACGGGCGGTAGTTCAAACTCCTGGTCCAGTGAAACGGTCTGCTACAGTCGAAAAAATAACAAAACAACAGCCTAGTGTTTCAGACGTCCATGTAAAGCGGCCAAGTGAAGACATATCAGTTGCGTATCTACAGGGGACTAAACCAAAAAAGAAGCGAAAGAAAAATGGCAAAGGAACTGCTGGAAGTTAAGGTTGAGCGACTTGAAAAAGAGATTACGGAACTAAAGCGCCAGCTCAAGATGCACATTAGTAATTGTCCATTTCGGGAGGTACGCGTATGAGATATACTAATGAATGGGGGGACAAGGAAGACTTCGGTCTTGATGATCCTAAAGCTATCGTCGTTAAGAAGGAAGATTTACTCAATATGTCGGTAGTTCAGCAAGGCGATGATACACGGCCACTTACGAGAAAAGAAAAGAGAGAATTAAACGACGTGCTCAATCAGGCGGTAGGCAAGCCGTCACACAGAGAAGGAATTATCAACCTAGTCGTTCTCGTCAGTTGGACAATCTTCTGGATATTAGTCTCACATTATGTACTTCATTTCTAGGAGGGGTAAACATGCCAAAGTCAGAAAAAAAGAAAGCTAAGAAGAAAACCGTAAAGAAAGAAGAAATTAAAGGAGTTAGCACACCGAAAGAACCTGACGTGTACGCCGAAAAGATCGAAGCGCAGCCGGATAACTATAGCTGGCTCGCAATGTCTCGTGCGAAACCGGAAGAAACTGAATCATCTGAAGGTGCCATCGATCCATTCGCTGATCTGGGTAGCGATAGCGCATTAGACCTCCTTAAACAAGATCAAGAAAAACGAGAGGAAGCTGAGTTAAAGGTCATTGAAGACGCAATGAAAAAAAGCCAGAAGGCCGCAAAGCGCCTGAAACCAGTCACCATCAAAATAACCGGAGAGAATCTAATCCATTGGTATGCAATGCTCGATGGAATACGAAGTTCATTGTTAACACGCAATGGAGTATCAGCGGCAGAGAAAGCGGTCTATTCCGAACTCCCGATTTCTAATGAAACTGCCATCGTTTATCTTCTCATGCTGCACGATGAAGAGATGGAGCGGCATACTAGAACTGTTGCGCCACATCAGGAAGATATTGAACGAATAGAAAAGCAGATGGGAGAAAAAGCGAGAGCATACCAAGCTAGACGACCCGCACCTATCACATCATCTAACCCACATAGCATTCTAGCTGAAAAAGGCCCAGCGATGCCCGCGCCGAATCCATTAGGAGCAATGACTATAGACTCAGGCTTTACTATGGGCGGAGCGCAAATGTCTGAAGCTGATTTTTTCAGGATGGCACAGGCTAAGAAAGTCCCGAGACCTGTTAAAAAGGGAATGTGAAAAATGAAAGAAACTAAAGCGTATGTGATATTTTCAATCGCCGCGCTTATAGCGGTCTGTTACATAACGACGTTAGCATATTTTTTAGCACGATAAGATAAAGAGGAAACAACCTACAAATGGAAAACCAAGCTGTTGAATCCTATGAGGATCAGCAATGAAGTGTTCTAAATGCGGTCGAGAAGCTGAAGACGCGAAGTTTAAACAGTGTAGTGCATGCCGCGAGAGTTATCGCAATTATCGTAAGCAACCCAAATGGATAGAGTACAACAGAAATTACCAACGCGAATGGATACGCACGCATAGAAAAGTACCTCCAGAAGGATGCTGTATCAGATGTGGCAAGCCGTTAGAATCTAATCTATTCGCAAAATGTGAGCAATGCCTCCAAAGTTCACGAGATTGGTTCTCTTTAAATCCCGACAAGGCTCTGAAATATGCGCGTAAGTCACGTGAAGCGAATCATGATAGACATCTGAACTATATACATAACTACCGGGCCCGGAAAAAAGGTAATGGCGGCACATTCACCTTTAAAGAGCTAAACGAGTTATTTGAACAACAAGAAGGATTCTGTTATTATTGCGGTGAATTACTTTATGCATCATTTGACAGAGAGATTCACATAGAGCATAAGATTCCAATATCTCGCGGAGGTTCTAATGATATCACGAATATTGTACTAAGTTGCGCAAAATGCAATCTTAGTAAAGGCGCAAAGACCGATGTGGAATTTTTAAAATTGGTAACAAAGCAAAAATGAAAGAAGAAATCGCTGTTGAAAAGGAATCCAAACCTAAGCAATATTCCCAGGAATACATGGACGCACTTTTAGAAGGCGTCAGGCAGTATGTACCTCCGCACGTAATGGAAAATCTACACAGGCAAGCGTTACCTCGTGCCGGTGGCAAAGCAAGTGCCAATGCACGCGCAGCTCGAAATGCTGCTCAGACCACTGAAGCTAGTCAAGCACAAAATACACAGGCCGAAGTAAACGCAGAGGTAGAGAAACAACCGATACCGGCAGACATAACACCAGTACCGTTACCTACGAATGAAAAACCGTTAACACCTCCTGCACCACCGCAACTGCAACCGGAAACGTGTGCAGAGGGCGATGAAGCATGCGAGGCTTCTGGGTCAGGTCCAGAGCAATCTACACCCGTACAACAAGGTAAAAGTAAAATGGATAAGGAAGAAATAGATAAAGATGCACACGGTAAGCAGGGCGCACCCATAGCTGATACTAATGCATGGGATGCAGGTGCAGCTCAAAAGCGATTAGTGGCGTGGGCATCAGATAGTGATGGCAATATCAACTTTGGCAAACTCAAGCGAGGCTATTTGTGGAGCGCACCGGGAGCAGATAAACTAGGAGATCTTAAATTCCCTGTCGCAGATATCATCAACGGACAGTTTAAGATAAGCGCAGCAGCTTTATCGGCAGCAGCAGGTCGTATTAACCAAAGTAAAGGAATACCACCCGATGAGCTCGCTTCAATGAAAGCCACGCTTAGAAGCTACTACAAAGACATAGGTGAAGACGCACCGGATAATATCTCAAAAGCAAGCGATGAGGACTTACATCCGGATTGTCAGAAGGTAGCGGACAACTGCATGAAACTGAAATCCGGCAAAGGCATCTCTAAAGCAGATGTTCCGACCTACATAGGCAAACGTCCGATACTTACCTTCGTCGCTGCATCGCCAGGCATCATGGAGTCTATCAGGAAAACCGCTTTGGCAGGAGCTACAGGCAAGACATTCAACGATGAATACCTGACTCCTTTAGGCCTTACGAGAAACGACGTTGCGATTACCTATCTTGTCCCGAATCTGCTAAAAGACGAAGGCGGGAAAGTCAGAGAACCAACTGCCGAAGAAATAGAGAAGTGGCAACCCTGGTTCACCGAAGAAATCGAAAAGATTGAAAGCGGTAATAAGCTGCCAATAATCGCACTCGACCACACGGTGAAAAAAGCGTTAGATAGAGAAGTTGAATTTACACTGCCTCATCCAAACTCACTATATACTCCGCGAACAAAGGATGAGCTGCAAAGGAAGAGATATCAGGTATCAAAGGCTCTCGAAGCTAGATACCGAAAAAACTGATAAAACGTCCTGAGAAATTAAGCCAGATTAACGTCAAAAAACAAGTAACGCTTAAATACTCTCAGGAGAATTTTGAACCGATACAAAAGCAAGCAGCGGCCTGGCACTACACCGCGCGCCTGTTGAAAGGGACAGACCATCTAGTGTGGGGTGTTGTCTATGAACCGTGCAACGGACCTGTCTGCAAGACCGATACGCAGGGGGACTTTATACGTCCCGATGAACTGCGAAAGGTCGCGCAGAATTATCTCGCCAATGCCGGTAGAATAGGACTCCACCATCAGAAAGAACTGAGTCCGTCCGAGGCGACGCCTGTGGAGAGCTTCATCGCGCCCGTTGATATGGTCGTCGATGGTGAACACATCACGAAAGGCTCCTGGGTGCTGTTCACGAAACTAAACGATGCACTTTGGAAACGCGCACAGAGCGGAGAACTCGGCGCGTATAGCATCGACGGAACAGGTGTGCGCGTAAAAGCGTAACCTCTAAAGAGAACCAAGGCGCGAATGGTAAACGACAAAGATTATTCAACTGGCGTACCTAGCGTCGCTCTCGAAAAAGATACTGAACTTGTCGATACCGAAGTTAATTCCGTTCACCTCGTAACACGCGGGGCGAACCGTAAGAAACTTCATTTGGTCAAGTCAGAATTAAAACGCGCACCAGGATCTAATTCTATGGCAGAAACACACGAACCAGCGTTCGCTATCGACGTCCTTAAAAATTATCACGAGGAAGGACTGGCGGACAAAATAGAAAAAGGGATTCCTGGGCTACAACCTGAAGCGATGGAAGTAGGAGAGGCCATGGTCACTCTTGCTAAATCTGTTGCTGAAGAACTCCCCGCAAACTTCTTTGATGAGATCTCGTCTATCGCAGGTTTTCAGAAAGCCAGCACTAAGAAAGCGAAGCCTACTGAGGACGACGATGACGATGATGATGACGGTTGCGATGGAGACGACGGAGCTCAGAAATCAAAGGCAACGAAAATGAAAAAGAGTATAGAAAAAACCCTCGAAAAGATCGAGAAAGAGGAAGACCTTGATCTTCTACCTGAAGATGTGCAGAAGGCCGTCCGTCCGATATGGAAGGCCCTCGTAGAGAAGGACGAGCGCATCGCCAAGATGGAAGAGCAAAAGCGTGAAGAGGTTTTTCTTGCGAAGGCAGCGCAGTACACCCGTATTGCCAAAGGTGCTGATTTCGTCAATTTGATGAAAGACGCAGCCGATTACCTCCCAGAAAAGTCCTTCCAGGCATTTATTCATCTTCTCGACGCTCACGAGGAAATGCTTAGAAAAGGCGACCTGTTCGCAGAGTACGGCAGCTCGCTCGAAGGCGACGCATCGAACCCACTTGTTAGGTGGGATGCAGAAGCCAAAGCACTGCAGAAATCAGCAGGGATAACGTACGAACAAGCGTACACCGACGTTGTGCACGCAGACCCAGAAGGGTACAAGGAAGTCCTTAATCACAACCTAGCCGCATCACGAGGTGAGTTCTAATGGTCGGCGATACACCCGTCCTCGATATGTCATATGTCGCGGGCATGGATCTGTCAAGTTACCAGTTCAGAGCGGTCACGATGGGAACTGACGGCAACATGTACCTTGCGAGTACCTCGGTACAGTCGTTGACCACGTCAACAGTACCCCCGG